GCGTAAGCAATTGACGCGAAGATGAGTGACTCGACCGCGAAGGTCGTGCCATTACCCATCCCGGCGTACATCTCGTACGCATGAGTTGCGCCCCCCATTTCAGAGGGGGCGACATATGCAGGCGTTCGGATCTTCCAGAGTAACTTCGCCCACTCGCGTGGAAAGAGAAACCCTGGTAATCGTTTTGCGACCAAGTTAGACGCAGACGATTTATCCAATGTGCACCACGGATTAGGAGTTTCCCAATCGCGTGACCCATACCAAGCCAGCCTCTGATTGAGGCCCTGATCAGTCAGATCGATGTTAGCGCGATCACGAAGTAGGTTCTTCATAACCGCATCAACGCCTAACTGAACCATACCACTTAAGGTAGGCTGCGCCCCAATAGAGCGCAGCGATTTGGCATTCTTGAAAATAAACATCAAGTTGTCATGATTGACAATCTGGCTTTGCACCAGACGTCTCGCTTCACGTTTGAACCCTTCTATTGCATTAGGGTTCGTCGACTCACGGGGATCAAACCCGATAACCTCCCAAGCGCCTTTATCAAGCGCTAAAGCGTCGACTGCGAGATCGACTGCACCATCTGCACAGTCCCAGGATAAAATCTTCGACGCGTAGTGAGTTGAGTCACCACTAACGCCAACCGACGACCCAGGACCATACCGAGATGCAGACAACACGGAGAATAACTCCGGAGCGTCCCCAAGTACGTATGCGCAAAAGTCACGCATACGACCGATTTCCAAGCCCCACGGAAGGGGCTTGTCGCCTTTAAGCAGGCGATTCCGATACGCGTCCAATTTTTGATTGGTCCGATGGCAGATCTTTTCGTCCGACCACCACATTTTTGATGTGGGGGTCCAGACGTCGAGGCCAGGTATCGAAAGTTTGGAGACACTAGCTCTAGCCTGAGCGCGTACCCAAGCGGTGAGGGGGTCTACAACTGTAAGACCCTCACATTTTGCTAGAACGGCCCGATATGCCTCAAGGAGGCGGCCTTCGTTCAGTAACTCCACTTCAGGAGTAAAGTTGCAAAAACTACTGAACGTACGTGAAAGCTCATCCAACACAATGGCTGAAACCATATGCGCAGGCACCCGATTGGGTTTGGGTGTTTGAGCAACGACCTTAGGTTTTCCAGAGCGCAATCCTGCTAGTTCACAGAGTTGCGCGTATGCAGCGTGGTTGTCCCACGCTTGCTTGTGACGATTCGTCATAGAGTACTTTCAAAGGTAGCGAGTTATACCCGCGGAAAG